CAGATCCTACATTTGCATTTATAGATTCACCAGTTATAGAAATAGTATCAGCATCAGCTGTAACTATAACAGAATTTATTGCAATATTAGATTGTTGACCAGTAATAGAAAATAAATTACCAGTTCCTACTAATACATATCCTCCTGGTGTATTCCAGGCATCAGAATTCCATTCTTCTCTACCCCAACCAACTCCAACATCAAGTGAAATATTTGTCTGTGAACCTGTTATAGAAACAAAAGCACTAGGCGCAGCATTCCATGTAGCAGAATTCCAAGTTGATCTTCCCCAACCTTCATTTATCTGTGCATCAATTGTAACAGAACTTAAAGCAGTGTTTGCTAATAGGCCAGAAATAGCAGCACCTGAAGATGCATCATTCCATGAACCTAAATTCCATTGGCCTTGATTCCAGGTACTTGCCATAAGGAGTTTCTCCTTATGCTATTCTGATTAAGCCAGCAGATGCGTTAGCAGTTGGAAACTGTAATTCAAAAGTTCCATTTGTAGAAGTTTTAACTCCTCCAAAATCTAAAACTGCAATTGCAGCATTAGCATTAGAATTATTGTACAGTAAAGCAGCTTGAGCAGATATAGTTGCATTTGGAAATGTAACATTGTCCGCATCAAAAATTGCAGTAGTTCCATCTACAGTAATAGCTACATTAGTTAATGTATTTCCACCAATAGTGTAATTAGTTCCTGAATCAGATACTTCATTACCTGTTATATAAACAGATGTTGTTGCATCTAAAGTTGCCGCATTAGTATATAGTGCACATTTAAGAGTTTGAGCAGCAAGGTTTCCACCAGGCGACATCAAGTCTTGTTTGAATACTGTGCAAATCGCTTGTGTTATTGCCATATTATTGTCCTCCAGTTAATGTGTTTGTACCAACAGGGCTACCAGGAAACTTATAGTCCGTTCTTCTTCTTCTACGGGCTTCATTGTTAACAGTAGCAACTCTTGTATTATACAAATTTGTATATATAGTATAATCTTCTAGGTTCTTTGTAAAGAGATTTGCTTGAGCTAAACAGCCAAATAATAAAACATCTGAAATATTTTCAGTGTACCAGTTAGTAGTATTAGTATTAGATAATGGATTAATTCTTCCTTGATATCCTAATTTTAAAGTATAAGCTTGATCTGGAGTAGGAGCTAGATATACTCGATTATCATCAAAATTAGCAAAATATTTAGGTTGACCTTGAAGTGATATATCAGGCCAATATTCTTGACAAAAAGCTAAAGTTTTCATTTCTAAATAACTTACATTAGAGCCTACTGTAATAGTTAAATAATTAAATAACATAGGCTCAATAGAAGTAGGAAGATTTACAAATCTATCTCCAGCTACTGCTGTAGTAGTTACATTTTCATTAAATCCAATAGGATCTATATCTCTTGATAAAGAATCAAAAGTATTATCTATAAAAGTATCTAATTGGCTAGTAAAATCTGTTCCTGTATTTTCAGCCCATGTTTGTATATCAGTCTTTAGACTGCTGTATGTCATTGCCATCTTTTATTACCTCATCAACTTTAAATTTAGTCCAAACGTGTCCTGCAAATGGATAAGTTCCATAGTGCGTTAAAGGACTTTGAAGATCAGCATGTATCTTACCACCTATTTTTTGCCATAATCTACAAAAAGCATAATCCTCTGATAGATATCTATTACTTTTTTCATCAATAATACAGTCAAAAAATGCATAACAGTTGTCACTACCATATCTTTTTCCATTAACTATTTGATCACTAGTATATTTAAGATTAGAATAAGCTTCTTTCATCTGATAAAAAACTTCTTTTTTAATACACATAAATCCAGTTGCAGCATCCATTACTTCAGTAAAACCGCCAGTTAATTCAATTTTATTAGGATCTGCAAAATTTAAATTATAACCTAAAGCTCTTTGTTCTAAATTTTTATCACTTGTTTTAATTAAGTCAGGAATTTTATCCCATTCAATAGTTTTTCTAGGATATATTCCGCAAGCTATATCATAACTTGATTCTAAAACACGTCTTACAGCTTCTCCTCTAAATCCTATATCTGCATCAATAAACATTAAATGAGTAAGACTATCATCTTCTTTATCAGCGTCTAAAAATTGACTGACTAAAGTATTTCTAGCTCTTGTGATTAAACTTTCATTACCAATAGTATTTAAATTAACTTGAAAATTATTTTGAGCAGCTACTCTTGTTAAATCCATTATTCCATGTAGATAAGCTTCTGTTAATTGACCACCGTAACAAGGTGTTCCAATCATTACTTTTAATTTTTTATTTTTTATCATGTTACAACAGTAACACTTCCTAATCCTATCTGTAACAAATTTGTGTTGTTAGTATACCAAGAAGTTGAAATAGTTGCAACTCCAACATAAACAGATTGTCCTGATGTATTTTCAAATCCAGGTAAAACAGTTACTTGATTAGGAACACCACCTGTTTGAGATCCTGGTAATCCTCCACCAGTTCTTGCAGCCTCTGTTGCACTTATACTCGCTTGAGGTCTAGCATTTTGTAAAGTTTGTGCATCAGTAAAATAAGTTAAATCTAATTGAGGTTGTTTAGGTTCCCACTCTGAAGTATGAACAAACATACCAGTCCATTCAAATACCATTTCTTGATAAGGAAATGCCATACCTGATCTATCAGATATTGCTTGTGCATATTTTCCACCTGCAAATTTTGCTGAAGGTGCTCTATGAGGTCTAGTGCTTGCTGGAACTCTAGCCATTACGAATAAAAGCTGTTGCCTGTTGCTGGTATAATTCTAGTTGAAGGAGTATCATCACCAGCAATTAATCTTTGATAAGCTTCTTCATAATCCACTTTTAATATTTGTTGAGTTTGAGCAGTTATACCTGTTCTTTTTTTAGAAAGATAATAAGCAAGTCCTGCGCACATACACTCGAAAGCTCTAAATGGCACATCAATGTTTTGTTCTACTCCACTGACTGTAGAAGCTGTAATATCTTCTATTTTTCTCATACGATAATAAGTAATAGTATAATTAGTATCTGGAGCTGGATAAATTTTAAGTACAGGAGTATTTAATCTTTGTAAATAATATTGTGTAGGTCTAGCTTGAGTAGTTTTATTTGAAATAGCAGCATAATCATTAAGACCTAGTGCTGTCATTGCATATTCACTTCCATCACTTATTTGAATATTTGCATTAATGATATCTACCGTATCATAATCTAAAGTATATTCTGTAGTTCCAGTAGTAATAGCTAAAGTTTTATATTCTACAGTCCATTGGTTATAACCTCTGTTAGCCCAATCACTAAACATAATATTCATACTACGTCTAGCGGACCTTACATCATAACCTAAAATAGGATCACCGCCTATTCTGTCATAAGCTTCTTGTATTACATCATTTACTGTTAAAGTAAAATTTGAAGTTCCTGATAAAGCCATATTTCTCCATTATGCAAAAAATGCTGTTACACCATTTGTAGTAGATACATTAGCACCCGCAATAGTAGATGAAACTTGTAAACTTGTTTTAAATTTTATACCTTCTGCTGGTAAATTAATTTGTACTGTTGAAGCACCTGCAGCTGCATTACCTGTTTCAATATCAAATATATCTGTTCCACCATCTTTCCATGTAAGAGTGCCTGGAGCATCAGTAGGTTCAATAATAAAACCTTTTAATCTCGTTGGTCCTCCAAATACAGTAACTGTAGTGGCAACATTTGAAGCTACATTAGATAATGCTGCTTTATTTTTACTTACAACATTTATGTCTGATCCTGCCATTTATTTCTCCTAAATTAGGTTATATTTTTTTAAGTCTTCATATAGTAAAGCAATTCTGTCATTAGGTACAGTAGAAGGTTTTAAATACTCAGCTTGTGCTGCTTTAGCTTGAACATTTCCCATATCTAAAGGTTTTTGATTTATATTATCATTAATACTGCCACCTTGTAATTCACCAGTTGGAAGAGTTTGAGATCCACCAAATTTATCAATAACTTTTTCTATATTAGCTAATTTTTTTTCTAAACTATCTTCTGTATCTTCTTTTTTTTCTTTTTCTTCTTTACCTAAAACTTCTTTAACTGATTTAGTAGCTCCTGTATCATCTATTGATTCTACAGCTTTTTGATCTGCAGTTTTACCTGCTTCCATAACTTCAGTAGTTTTTAAAAAATCATCATACTTTTCAACAGATGATCTTTCATCTGTATCTACTTCTTTATCTTTTCCAAAAGAAGAAAGAGCTTCACCTGTTTTTCTTAAAAAGTCTAAATTAAATTCCATATTTTAAATGAGGGCCCGAAGGCCCTCTAATTAATTA